ATGCTTTGTTCTGTTGGTCACGCAAAGCTGCTGCTGCGTTCCAATCACCAGTTAAGGCGAACAGGTCTTCATCACTCATTACTGTTGGTGCTGCCATGATTAACCCTTAATCTCTACGTTAGATGTAATGCCAGCACCAATTTTCATTGCTTTCAATTGGGCTTCTGCTTCAAACTCTTGTTGCTTCATTGCAAAATAAGCCTGTTGTTTCTCACGCTCTAATTGCAACTTAGCTGCTTCTTTCTCACGCATCAATTGCATATCAAGAGCCGCTTTCTGTTGCGCCATCTCCATGTCAATCTGCATTTGCTGTTGTTGCAACTGAATGTCAGCCTGTGCTTTGGCTTGGTTAGCTTGAATATCAGCTTGTGTCTTAGCCATCAATGCCTGTACTTCTGGAGGCATTTGTTGCTGTTGTGGAGGAGGATTCGAGAGCATCTGGTCTTGCTCTGGCGTAATTGGCTTGTAGAACTCTGAAGAATCCTTGAAGCCAGCAATCTCAACCATGCGTCCCAATGTAGAACGATACTGAGCAGGGGAAACGTAGGGATTGGCAGGGCCGTACTGAGCAATCAACTGCTCTTGTTTAGCAAGAACCATAGACAGCATAGCCATCTGCTCTTGTCTGTTACCAGCACCCAAACCTACATTGATAGACACATCGTATTGATTAGCCCATGTACGAGGGTCAAACTCTACGAATTCGCCACGCATACGAACCAAACGAGGCTTGTCTTGGTACTTGCACAGTAAATGTAAGATACCTTGGAACAAAGATTTAACGCCTGTCTCAGCAAAGATGCGAGCCATCAGTTCGATCTTACCTGCGCCAGCTTGTTGCATAGAAGCTACAGCAGCAGCAGTTACGTTTTGCAGAATAGCAGGGTCTAAACCTTGTGAAGCATCAGATACGCCTGTGCGCTTAGATTGGACTGTATCCAAGTACTGAAGCATTGGGAAAGCAGCTTGAGCCACATTCTGCACAACCAACTGTTGCACAGCACCCTGTGACTTGGCACGAATAACACCACCTGCTGTAGATGTAAGCAGATCATCAAGGTTTACTTGACCCTCAACAGCAACCACTCGTGCATTGTTTGTCAGATACAAGTTATCCAACATCTGACGAGTGATAGTAGTCTTAATCAGTTGCAGATCAGTTGTGCGATCAGCAAGTGAGTTACCAAAGAACTTGTGTGGAATTGGGATTGGGCAGATTGAGTGGAAAGGAACATAGTCCACTTCCTCAATCATTTCCTTACCATTCTCATCCTGAAGAATCTCGTTTGAAGCGTAGAAAACCTGAGTCAGAGTAGCAATACCTTTGCCATTCATGTCAGTTTTGACATAGCACTCAAAGACCTCAATCTCTTGCATTGAAGGGTCATCAGTCTGAACTTGGTAAGGTTGCTCACCAGCAGAATAACGAGCCACACGCTCTGGTGTGTAGGCTAGAGCATCATCCATTTGCAAGGATTCAACTTGCTTCTTGTTAAACCCCATAGCAATCAGATCACTACGAGTCAACATCTGACGATGTGCCACAAATGGGCTGTCAGCAATAGTCTTAGCTTTCTTGCTAATCAAGAACTCCTCTGGAGGAACATTCTCAATCGTGACTTTGCCTGACTTCTTACGCTTTTGAACTACTACGTTATGCGTAGCACCCATGACAGGCATACCCATAGGGTCTACTACTGGTTGTCCCATTGGGTCAAAGATGGGGAACTCTGTCGTATCTTGTTCGACAATTTCCATGCTTTCATCACTAAGCAGCATTGCAATCTCGTCATCTGACAAGTTGTAATAACGCTCTTTAGTGATGTCTTCTTTGTCTTCCCAGAAAGCCTTAACAATGCCGTTCTTCTGCATCAAGGCATCTTTGAACCAGTCATGCAAAATAGCTACACCTGCATTGTCCTTGGTGAAGACCCAATTACAGTAGTCTGTAGCTTGCTTTGCAGACGCTTCGTCTTGTGGCCCCTGTGGCTCAAAGACTACGATATTGTCTGAGCCTGTAAAGATACGAACAAGGCTAGGAAGTGCGCCATCAATGGCTTCTGCTACTTCTCCAGTAACGATCTGAGACTTCCCTTCAACCTCATTGCCGTAAGGTTGGCGTAAGTAGGCTTCTAACGCTTGCTTGCGTTGCTCTACTGTTTCTGTCTCAATGTAGCCGATAGCATCGTCAATCTCTGCCTGTAGAATTGACTTCAACTCGTTCTGTGCCATGTGTATCCTTCGGAGGGCGACCAATTTTAGGTCTTGGTGAGGATTGTAATACTTTTACCACATTTTCCAATAGTTCGATACGCTTTTCAAGTTCTTTTACTTTTGGGGCTAGATTTACCCCTTGTGGCGTTATATACATTAGACAATCCATTTCGGTGTTTGGTTAATCGGTTTAGACCATGTACTGTGACCTTCATCAAGTCCAAGGGCTAAGTATCTAAATGAGTCAGAACCATGAGAAGACCAGTCGTGTAGTGGTCTTTCATAGAAAATCTTACGCTTCTCATCGTAGTCTCTGCGGTAGTTTCTAAGGCAGTTCAGACCTGTTTGCACCTTTGGCACATTAAACCAGCACCTTGGAAGCAGTCGCCTTACAGCTTGAATACCATCGTCAAGTCCCATTCTGGGAGCAATCTTGATCTCAAGACCTGATTCCTCAAGCATTTCCAGACGGCTTTTACCTGATCCAAGCTCTCTTACCCTAACGTCATGGGGCAAGATATGCTCTGCTTTGGCATAGTCGTTATCCTTGATCCACTTCACATAGTGGTCTAAGCCTACGCCATGATTCTCGTAATAGTCAATTAGGCGCACCTCAGTACCCACCAATTGAGCAACCCAGATAGATGTAGAGTCACCCATTCCCAAGTCCCAAGCAGTAAAGGTACGGCTTAGTTCCTCTCTGGGAATCTCTTGCATATGCTTCTTGTCTTCCAGTTCGTTCAGGATTTGTCCATAGTACGAACCTTCTACAGCAGCGTCAAAGCTACACTCAAACTCTTGTCGGAACTTATCCTCACCCATCTCATTACGAGCAGCCTTGAGTTCTGTTTCATCCACCACCCCTGTTTCAGAGGCTTTGAACTCTAGCAATCCCCAACCTTCCTCCTTTTCAGCCCTGTCTCGCAGTTCTTTGAAGTGATTGTGTCCTTTTGGCGTACCAATGAACAAGCACCAACCTTTTCTGTCTGTTAACGCAGGGCGAACAATGTCAGTCCAAATCTTTGGGTTTTGGTCACCAACCTCGTCAATAATCACCCCATCGAAGAACTGTCCTCGTAGGGAATCAGGATTATCTGAGCCATATAGTTGAATTCGTCTGCCCCAGAAATCAACCCTGAGTTCTGAGATGTTGTTAGTACCTCCTAGCGGTGTAGTGTATTTAACAAGGTAATCCCAAGCCACTCGTTTAGCTTGACCATAGGTAGGCGCAATGTAAGCATATCTTGGCGTTTCTTTGGTATTTAGCACCGCCTCACGGATTAGGTGATTGAGAGCAGCTACAGTCTTTCCAAAACGCCTATGAGCCACCACAACAGCAAATCGCTTACCTTCCAGTAACTCATGCACTTTTAACTGGTGTTCCCTTGGTTTATAGGGAATGATTAGTTCTGCCATTTAATAACCAATTCAGAACCTTCAGGGCCACTATGCTCTACAGCGTGAGTTTCTTTCCATCTAGCCCTTGTCTTTAACCAAAAGATAGCCGCAGCAGTATTGCCATTCTTAGCCTGTTGAAACAATGTCTGACCAATACTGGCGTTTGCATCAATGCGACCATCATCCAGTTCTTTCTTGTAATACTTCACAAGCGTATCAGAACTAATCTCTAACTTAGAAGCTATGTCTTCAAAGGTAATGCCAACAGCCGCTAGTGTCTTTACTAGCTTCTTGTTTTCATCAGTCGGTGTATATTTTTTGCCTTGTTGCATTTTATATCTCCGAAAGTTCTGAGTTAGCGTTTACTAACATAGCCTTTTTACCTGTAAAGTCTTCCCATCGCTTGACTATGACATCGCAATATTTGGGGTCTAATTCCATAAGCCTAGCATGGCGGTTTTGCTTTTCGCAAGCAATTAGTGTGCTTCCAGAGCCGCCAAATAGGTCAATAACCGCATCACCACCTTTGCTAGAGTTAGTAATGGCCTTTTCAACCAATCCTACTGGTTTTGGTGTGGTGTGACCAACAACCTTTTCCTTATCAAATTTCCAGACTGAAGTTTGTTTTCTGTCTGAATACCATGTGTGCGACCCATTATCCATCCATCCATAAAGACAAGGCTCATGTTGGCTTTGGTAATCCGTTTGGCTCAATGTTAGGCTATTTTTTGCCCAAATAATCATGGAACTGAAATGGAAAAACTCTCTAAAAACCTTGTGAAACACATCAGCACAGCGGTCTGAATGAAAGCAATAAATGGACGCACCGGACTTTGATGCCATCAAATAATTGGCAAATGCAGCCCTTAATAGGTCTTCCAATCCTTCTCTTGAATCATTATTGATGCCTTTATAGTCCACCCCATAAGGCGGGTCAGTAAACACCATGTCGGCTTTCTGTCCATTCATCAACTTAGCCACAGCGTCAATGCTTGTGGAATCGCCACACATAAGCCTGTGGTTGCCAAGTTGGTATATATCACCTAGTTTAGTTTTTGGTTCTTCAGGTATCTCAGGAACAGCATCCTCGTCTGTTAGCCCTTCCACCACTTCTGGCTCTAGCAATGCATCAATCTCTTTAGGGTCAAAGCCTAATATGTCTAAGGCAAACCCATCAGCCAACAAATCGTTTAACTCGATGGTAAGCATTTCATTGTCCCACCCTGCGTTTAGGGCTAGGCGGTTGTCGGCAATGATGTAAGCCTTGCGTTGGGTTTCGGTTAGGTCTTTTAACTCAATAACTGGGACTTCATCATGTCCTAGCTTACGAGCAGCAGAAAGTCTGCCATGACCAGCGATGATGCCATTGTCACCATCAATAAGAATAGGGTTAGTCCACCCAAACTCTTTAATACTTGCCGCTATCTGGGCAATTTGTTCATCAGAATGAGTCCGTGAGTTCCTAGCGTAAGGTATCAATGTTGATACAGAACGCCATTCCAATTGTCGATTTTGTGTCATGTTGTATCACTCCCTTTCGGGGTGGTGAAGTTAGTTAGTAATTACTGCCCTAGTAGACTTGGCATCAGTTCATAAATCTTTTTACGCTGTTCTTCGTCTGCTAGTAGTCCTAATGGTAACACACCAGCAAGAATGTCTGCTTCGTTTCTACGCATTGGGTCAAAAGCAGCAAATCGGCTTCTTACTTGGCTTGGCTCTAACAAGACATAACCAGTCTGGTCTGCAAACTCTGTGTAAGGAGAACCTTGTTTAGCTTTAATCATCAATGAGTCAAAGTCTTGCTCTTTAAGCATTTGACGATATGGCTCAACATCACTAACCCTTGGGACTACTCCAGCACCTAATGGCTCACCACTAGATAAGTTACTAGCAGTTCTAGCCATTTGCTCAAATGATGTTGTTTTTGGGTTTTCCATACGCAACATAAGAGGATAGATAGCGCCTTGACTGCCAGAGTACATTCCTGCACCTAACTCATCTGGTCTATCAGAAGCCCAAATACCTACTTGGTCTAATGATGGTTTGCGTCCTACAATTTCAGTAGAAGCTAAACGATTAAATGCTTCAATGTCGCCTAGCTTGCGTCCATCATCAGCTTCCCAAACTGTTGTTCCATGATATGCAGGAACATCGTAGCCCATTGCCTTTGCTCTCATTTCTGGCGTATTGTCTTTAGGAAGTCCTAGACCTCCTTCTTCAATAGGTAGAGCAGCGTTTCTTTTGGCTGTGTCTAGTGCTTCTTGCTGTGGATAACTATAAGATTTATTAACTGATAGCTTTTCAGGGTTAAAAATTTGATAGGTTATTTCACCAGTCTCATCATCTACTAATTTAAGCCCATCAAAACCTTTTTGAATTAACTCATCAGTACTGTACTTATCAGTCTCATCCCATCCACCTAGTTTCATTTTCTTTTCATTTAGAAAACGCTTAACTACAGCACCTTTACCAGTCGCAGCAACTTCTCCAATATTGGGATTGCTAGTAAACCAAATAGTCCCATCAGCAGATTTTGATACATCAAACCCTGATTTTTCAATTGCTTTAGCGGCTTTGGGTGAAGTTCCATGATAAATAAGTTCTTCACCAACATTCTTAATACTTGCGCCTACTGGTAAACCTTTAGTAGCTTTGCCAAGCAATCCTGCTACTGGTGCAACTGCCATAGCAGCCTCTACCGCTTCAGCACGAGGCTTAGTAGTCATGCCTCTACCAGTAGTCAATGGCTCACCATAAGCCATTCTTTCCATTGTCTGTTGGACAGCAGGAACTCCCAAGAGATTCATCAGCATCTCTACTGGAGGATTCTCGTAACCAAAAGGCTTTGCCCCAAACTGTTGGACTTTCTTTAGTCGGTCAGCAAGTAAACCCATTACTGGGTTGACCATTGGAGTAGCCCTTAAATCAGCCATGATTTATCACCATTTAACCTTGTTTGCCCAATATGCAGCACTCATCTTACCCTTAGCAATATTCTCTGCGTGACGAGCCTTAAATGCTTCGTTACGCTTGCTACCATCAGGAGAGCCTTTAACGCCTTGTTGACCAAAGCGAATCAGTTTCACATCTTCCCCACTCTTAGCCAATACAGCATGAGATTTGGTTGGGTGATTAGGAGTCTTCTTAGGCTTGTTATAGCCTGAGAACTGCTCTGAGCCTCGCTTAATCATTTCTTTTTAGCAGTCTTAGCTGCTTGCTTAAACGCACTCGCAGTTGGCGCACCTTTCGAGCCAACTTTACGCATACGCTCTGGAGTCTTTCCAGCAGCCTTTTGCGCTTCAATTCGCTCACGTTTTTTGTGGATATTGCTGTACAAGCCGTTCATTTTTTAGGCTTCTTTGCTTTGTTCTTTGCAGTACGCTCACCCCTGACTGGCATGGGCTTAGTCTTTTTCTGCTTTTGCATCATTTCTAATGCTTGTTGGTTAGTCGTTCCCATTTTCTTCCTCCATTTCATCGGTAATTGGCCCACCACTTACCCAAGCCTCACAAGTACGCTTAGACGCACACTTGAAGTCCCAAATCTCGCAGTAACCTAAATCGCCAGCGTCAATCACTTCCCATGCGTCTGTGCTGTCCTCATCCAGACCTTTCTCAATGCAATCTAGCATCTTAGAAGTCTGAATGAAAGCAGCGCAGTTACCACAAGTGGATTTCTTAGCTTGTGCAGGGGAAATGCGCCAAATCTTAGAGATTTCACGCCAGTAGTCCATGCTTGGCTCGTTGGGGTTTAGAGGGCCATAGTTAGACTTATCAATAGCCTTCTGGCGATTTTTCAGATTTACTTCTGTGTCACCAGTAGCCACAGGACAGGATTCACCTTCCTCTTGGCTTTTAATTTCAATTTCAATCTGTACAGCAGGTGCTAATAAGCCAGTCATGGCAATCCTCATGGAGTTTGTACTATTATCCCACGAAAAAATAGAGGGTACAAGACCCTCTAAGAAAACCAAATGGCAACTTGGTGTCACCACTCTACTCTATCCAATAAGTTTTGCAAGTGTTTCGTTTAATACTGACATTTCGTCTTGTTTCATTACAGACCAAATCCTAGACTGTCCGTGGATTCCGTTGTGAGGCCCTTGGTGACAGTCCCTGCATAGCGGAATACATAGGTACTGGTGATGCTGTTTGATATGGTGTGCATCTGAAGGCCCTGCCTGACCACAAACCCCACAAGGCATCTCTTTGATCCTTGCTAAGTGCAGTCTCTCACGCTTTGTTGGGTTGTTATTCAATCTCTACCACCTTATCACCATGTGACCGAATGTAGTCTTTTGTTTTCTGAATGTATCTCTCAAACTCACTTCTTGAGATACTGGACTGCTGTAAGTCTGCAAATTCAATCAAATCACGACAGGCTTGGATACCCTCGCCATCAAGAATTACCCGCATAGTTGTCTGATAGTACCCTGCTGCTTTATGGAGGCTTGCTTGCGCCTTCTCGCAGATTGGTAGCACTTCTGGCCCAACCCCTGCTCTGCCCATCGTTTCTGACAGGTTTAGTACATCAACTAGAGTGCGCCAGTCATGGATAGTTCCATTGCCCTTGGTAATCGCCTCAAGTGCTGAGTACTCCATCATTCTGAGTTTGTCCAACTTCTCCCTGTCGGTAATTGATGCACCAACCACAGCATGGGTTACACAATCAATAAGCGCCCAATGCTTCCTTTTAGTTTTTTTCCGCATTTTTTTCTTTTAATTTGGCTTCAATGGCTCGGGCAAAGGCAACCAACATCACAGGGTCTTTGCCAAACGAATCTCGAACAGCGTGAATCTCCTCATCCGTCAGCCCAACCCATGTGCGCTGTGGCGCAACGGGCGGAACAAACTCCCAAGCACATTTACATTGAGGCATTGCCAACCCCATTGGCTCTTGACTTGATGCGCGGGTAAGTCCGCATCTTCCACATTGATACATCATGCTTCTCCCTTCCGCTCCGTAGGAGCATAAATGCCGTGTGCGGCTTCAACTGCATCAATCACTTTGTAATCGTGCCAATCATTTTCTGCGGCTTGTCGTGCAATCGCATCTCGTTGCTCATCCGTCAGCGGCTTGCGCTGTGGTGGGGTGGTGTAGAGAGGTTGAAGATTGACAACTTTCTTTGTAGGTTTTTTCCATCCGTACTCAGCACGCCATTTACCACCGCTAACAAATTCATCCCATGTCCAACAATAAGGCTCTTGCTGGTTCGGCAAAACAATTCTTAACTCATCGCCATCAGGTAGTGCCACACTAACAGTCCCATCTTGGTTATGAGTCACATCGTATTTCCACGCCACAGGCTCCTGCTCTGGCTGTGCCCCGTCGCTATGCGACATTAAGGCTTCTTTGATGGCGGTGATGTGCTCAAAACATTCATGTCTGTCATATCCGTATTCATAGAAACCTTCCAACGCCTCCAGCGCCAGCTGGGCAGGTTTTCATGTTTCGCACATAAGATGCAAAGCTCTGTGCTGTGTCACCCAAGGATTTCATTTTGTCAAACTCTTTGGCGACCTCTTCTAGGGTTTTGTTTCTTTCTTCAGTCATGCCTTACCCCTAAAAACGCATTACAAATACAAAACAAACCAAATCCCTGTTCTCCACCAATAAACCAACAACCAATACAAATTAACAAGAAATTTAGAATCATGCTTGCTGCCTATAAAACTTACCATGTGCCGACTGCCGCGCTTTGTTTGCCACCAATGCGGCTTCTTCAATAGATAAAAACGAACCAAGGTGAACGCTCTTTCTGTTGACGCAAATTGATGCAACCCACTTCTTTGATTGCTTATGCCAGACAACCCCTTTAATACCGCTTGAACCTGTGGCTTTTCTGTTTTGATTGTTTTGAGATGATGTTGCCTCCCTCAAGTTTTCAATCCTGTTGTTCATTCTGTTGCCGTCAATATGGTCAACCTGAGTCGGCATATATCCGTGGTGATACAAAAATACCAAGCGATGCACGCGATAAGATTTACCGCCTACGCTAGACCTAAGATACCCCTTGTCGGTCAGTGAACTCAATACGTCACCAACTTTTCTTTGTTTTCTATTGG